AATATTTGCAGCAGGAGTTAAAAAATTTTGTTCTTTTGCAGCTACACTTAACACTTCCTGTGTTTGATAGTTTGATAGAGGGCCAAATGTATCTGCTTTAACTCTTAAAATCTCACCAGTTCTTACTTTAGTTTGATTTTGCCCTTCTAATTTAAAATACACTGTATTGGTAGTAGTGTCTCTATAATAAAAATTACTATAAATAGTTTCGTATGGTCCTTCAGCTCTTTTGACTACAAATTTGTATTTACTTGCCCAATATGGTGGTTTTTGAGTAATTGGAATAGTAACTTTTATTTGATTTTTTTGAGCTGATGTTGATGCAGGTGTAAATATCGTATTGTCTGGAGAAACTAATGCAGTAGAACTTCTTAAATATTCATCCATATAAACCACCCCCACTTCGTAGTTCCTATTACTATGTAAACTTTTAGTGTTACCATTTCCTAAAAACAACACCTCGCCAGAAGTAAATTTATAGTATTCATATAAAGGTGCTGATGTTCCTGATGCAGCATCAGAATCTACAAACTTCATTGCTGGTATTTGAAATGTAACTATGTTTGAACCTGGTTGTGATGTTATTCTAATTCCTTGATTTAAACCCGAAATACCACTTTCGCTTTTTGTCCAAGCAATGTTAGAGTTGCTATCACCAGGATTAGTAACAGCACAGTTAAATGTATCGGTAAAACTTGTTCCATTAGAACAAGCATTAGCAACTGTTGTAAAGTATGCAGGTTCACTTCCAATTCTTGTTTTAAAATCAACACTATTTACCATTTCATAAACACTATTAAAATCTTGTGCTAATGTAAATATTGTGGATATTGATGTTGATGGTTGTGATGTTGTTGTTGTGCCACTATTACCAGAAAATGTAGAATGAATAAATGTAAAATCAAAATCTAAAACTGCACCACTTTTTAATTTTAATGCAATATCTGATAAATCTACAGAAACAGTACTATTAGCTATAGTTTGTGGTGTGTCTATAGTGTATTGCACTCCACTTACTAAAGTAGGGGTGAAATCATTTGTTTCAATATTAGTACTTACTCTTTCAGCCTCAAAAGTCATTTGACAACTATTACCATCACTATCAACTAAATCGTAACCATCTACATAATTACCATAAACCAATCTATTACCCATTAATGTTTGGGCTTTAGCAATTCTAGGTACATTATCGTAAAGCCTTAACAATTCACTGTCTGGCAGTATAGTGTATATTTTGCTATTGCTAAAAGTTTGAGTTTGAGTCGTGTTATCTGGCCACCCATAATTAGACTTGTTAAATCTTTCAATTACATTTAATACATTAGAGTCTGCAAATTTGAATATTAAATCTACACCAACTACATTAGAGTCTCCTGTGTTAAAACTGAGCTCTACCGCATTGTATATGTTTTTCATGCCACTATTTAAATTAGTAGCAATATCAAGTTTAAAAACACCAGGTACAAAGGCTATATCAGTAAATTGAGACAATGCACTATACTCATCATCTTGGTATTTATATCGATATGCAAAAGAAATCATACGAGTTTCCATATAATTCGCTTCAGTCGCCTGTGATATTAGATTAAATGTAGGTGCCGCTAAAGGAGGTTGAACAATAACATTTAGCTCTTTGTTTGTCACTACATCTGCACCACTAGAAGGGCTAGGATAATTTCTAGTAACATTTATTTTTCTTGGTGGATTTATATCATCTGTAAAAAACAATAAATCCCCTATTTTGTTTACACCATTAATAAGTTGTTTAGTGTTAAAATTTAAAACACTTACAGAGATTACATGATAAGTAATTAATTCATTTTTTGTATCAAAAGAAACAATCATATCCACTGTAGGAGAAGTAATAAACCAATATATGGTTTCATTTGCTCCATCATCGTAGGCTCCTATACAAGTAGCATCCGCTAAATCAACACCTTCATATTGTATGGTAGTAAGTTTTGTGTTTCCTTTAGAGTTTTCTACAGCTCCAATCTCAGTGGTTTCTGTAGATCCTAGCCTAACATTTATAGCATTGACATATTCGCCTGGTGGGAGTAGCCTCTCATCCACGCTTTTATTCATTCTTCCACGTACAAAATTTGTAGTTACTATAGGCATGTTACTTAATCCATTTAGCCTGACCTCTCATATTCATTAATAGTCGACCAGGGTGTATATTACTTAATCTAATTTTTGCGTTTCTTAGTAAAGATGATTTATCTTTTCTAGCTCTATTTACAATATATTCTTGTACTCCTAATTTACCATTTAATATAGAGTATTTAATATATGCATAAATAAATTCTTCAAATAACTTATTTACACTAATGTCAGCATCATTGCCTTTTTCCATTCCATCAGAAACATATTCTAATACAATAGACTGCCCTGATGCAATAGAGCTAAAATTGATGACACCCCTTTGTTTATCTATAGAAAAAGTAGGATTAGTGTTAGCAGTTTCAGTGTTTAGTCCAAAATGTCCACCAATAGCAAAATCAAAATACCATAAACCATCTACACAATAACCTTCACACCCATCATATAAACTTTCGTTATTTAAATAGATAGTTTTTTTTGACAAATCTAATGGTGAATCTTGTGGTTTTAAAACATTTCCATTTTGATCAAACAGTATATTATTATTGTTGTCTTGTAAATAAGTACTAGCCCATTGTGTTTGTATGTTTTCAGTAAGTGGAAATAATACTCCATTTTGAAACATTGACACTCTAACCCAGTTTACATAATCATGAGGTAAAACAAACAATAATGAATCATCTAAAGCTAATTGCAATATTTTTATTTCTTTCATTGCATCATAGTTCAACTCTTGTATCCCTCTTTTTGCATGAAACAGAACTTTATATCGTGAAATATTATTTACTAACTCATTATTACCTTGATACATTAACATAAAATTGTTAACTATTTCATTTAAGGTAACATATTGATATGAACCCCAATTTTTATCTTTAGGTGTGCCACCTTCATTTGCATAATATTGATAATCGTTTAAATATGCCATAATCTATATTTGTATTTGATTGTCTTCAACTATTTCTTGTTTTCCAAACTGATACACATCAGCTTCTCTTATTTCAACGCCTACATACTGACAAATTTTTGCCACTATACCAGGTTCATCAGATAGGGGTAATTCAAAATCTTGATAATCAGCTTGACTAGAGTCAAACTCTGGGCTTCCTGAAGTTCCACCAATAGTTTGGTATGTCCATTTGGGTGGTAAAGGATATCTTACATAATCAGTTATTATAGATCCTGCTGTGCTTATAGTAGTTGGATATACTGTAATAGTATTACCCAACTGCCCTTGTGCAGAATCCGTTGTTGCTCCTACAATACCACTTGTTGCTCCCCCTAAAACATACGCAGGAAAACCAGTTGTTGGTGCTGTTAATGGAGAGTTGTTTAAATAAAATATTTTATTTTGATTAACCCTTTCCACTTCTACAATACCACTTGTATTATATGTAGAATAGGTGTCACCACCTGCACCTCCTATAGGAAATATATTAGTGCTTAAGGTTAATTGAGTATTACTATCTATGCTAACAATAAATGCACTAAAACCTGCATAATCACTGCTAGAGGTTGTGTTTGTAATTATTTGCCCTACTTTAACAACTCCACTGCTAGAAAATTGTGCACCAGAGTCTGTTAAACGATTAGCCACCCCTGCGGCAGTAGTAAATCCACTATCTACAAAGTTTGGATAATAGTTTATTTTATTTATATAATAGTAATCTGAAGGTAAATTAAACATATTGTTTCCTTGTTTAATCAATCCTTTAGTTACAGAAAAACTATCAATTACTTCTACTAAACTTTTTACTATATCTGCATAACCAGTGCCAGACACTCTTTGGTTTTGTTTGTTAATCCAACTATTGTATTGATAAAAATAGTCTTCAAACAAATCCATTTGTGCTTGTTGCGCGTACAAATTAAAATCTTGTGGAGATATATATCCATAATTATTCTTGTTTGCAATTGCCTGTACGGTATTTCTAACTGAATTAATCATTCTAGTTCTTTTTACAAATATAAACAAAAAAAAAGAGGCTCAATTGTTTAAGCCTCTTCTTAATTTAAGTGTAGTAAACTAAACTATGCCCATGCTTTTTCAACTTGAGCAACACTTGTAACAGGATATTTTGGTGAAATACTGAAAATAGGTCTGTTCCAGCTTGTAGCTAGTGCATCTTCAATAGCCTCTACGATGCTATTAATTTGCTCTTTCTTTTTAGCTGTATCATCTGCTGTTGAAGCAGTTAATGTGACACCTATAACCTCACTTGCACCAGTTGCTGAATGACCTACTATATCATATAAAATGTCTACAGCTCCAGTTCCCGTACCTTGTTCTACTGTAAGAATGTGATTAACATTAATTAAATAATCTTGATCACTTACAGTTACTTTTAAAAATTTTTCCATATCTTATAAATTTATGGGGTTAAACAATTATACAAAGATAATTATATTATTCAGACTTTTTTAAGCGATTTTTCAGTAGCTTATATATTTCAACACCATCATCTGATTGAAAAAACGAACCAACAATCCAACTAGCATCTTCTCCAAAAGGAACAGATATTAATCTTTTTTTATTGTTAGGAAGGTTGTAATAAACCTCTTTACCATTGTTTCGTGTTTGTAAGAACCCCGCTTTAAATATTTGATAAACATCATCTTGTAGTTGTAACATTGGATCATTTATGGTATTAATAAAGTCTTCTGGATTATTCTTAGAGTATATTAACAAATCCCTTTTCAACTCTGGAATAGTCATGTTGTCAACCACATTACCTAATAAAACTCTCGATACTTGTAATAATTTTTGAGTATTAGTAGAAAGTTCTTTAGCAATTATTTGAGCCTCCAAAACACTTTCAGCTTCTGTAAGCTCATCTAATGCATCTTGTTCTTTATTTACTTCTACAAATATTTTACCATTACCTGGATGATAATGTAAAAACTCTTGTAAAACTTGGTCTTCTTTTTGAGCTACTAGCATACCATCATCGAACACTATAGGTTCTAGAATTGCATTACCATCTTGCTCATCTTCAAATGGGCTTTTTTGATTTCGTGCATATCTTAATGGTCTGTTGATTCCTTGTTCTTCATCAAAAAATAACAAAGGAGACCTTTGAGAGTGCCTTGATGATAACATGTAAGAGAGAGGGGTTTGGTCACCTGTAAGTTTATACACTTTAGTGACGTATTTTGCTTTTTTTTTCATTGTATTTAATTTAATTTAATTTGATTTCAGTAAAATATAAATGTTACCCCCACCGTAGTGAGGGTAATATTTACAATAATATTAGTCCTTAAAGATAAAGAAGTTGTTTGCACCTAAAGTACATACAGCTCTTTCACTTAAGAAATTGACTTCCATTGCATCTAAGTCAGAAGTTCTTGCTCCACCAGCTGAACCAGTAATCCAAGTTTTGTATCTTCTGTCTTCAGTTTCAGAAGCTCTATATCTAACGTGTAAGAATGGTCTTTTAGCATTCTTTCCTAAGATTTGGTCATATACAGTAGTTGAACCAGCTGGAACTAATAATCCATTAACTGCTCCACCAACTAAACCACCTCTCATTGTAGGATCGTTTAGATATTTCCAGTCAGACTTGTAAAAGTCATAACCTCTTCTGAATCCTGTAAATCCAAGATTTAAAGCCATATCTTTATCATTATCAAATAGACCATATGATGTACCACCACCTCCGTAAGAGTTTTGTTGTGCTAACATATCATCAATATCAAATGAGAAATTTCTATTTAAGAAAATAACATTTTCTTCGATAGCTCCTTGTTTGTCTAGTCTTTGAATAACACTATCAAACTGAGCTAAAGTAGTTGGATTACCTCCACCAAAAATATTACCTCTATTTTCAACAGCATAGAAAATACCATCAGAACCAGATTTCTCTGCTGCTGAAGCACCACCTGCTGCTAAACCTTGCAGATAGTTACCTGCATCTGAACCTGCTTCTGCTGGAACTGCTTCCACCATAGCTGTTTCTAAATAATCTTCAAATCTAAGTCTTGTTTCGTGCTCAGATTTAAGATACCATAAATATCCATTAGCTCCGTTTTCAGACTGGATTTCAATCCAACCAATTTGAGCCATATCAGAACCAGACACTTCATACTTGTCTTTGATAATAATAGGTTTGTTTTGAAAGATAAAATCATCTGCTTCGTTAGAACCAACCATTCCGTTTGTTCCTTTTGCAAATTCAGAACCATAA